TGCTGGTGCTGGTGCTGACTCTGCAACTGCCTGTGGCGCCGGTGCCGGTGCAGGTGCTGTTTCTGCTACAGGAGCAGGTGTTGCTGTTGCTGGTGCGCTTGGAATGTTATCCAAGTTTACACCTGCTGGACGATAAAATTGTCCAAAGCGAGCTGGATCATACAACTGGCCATCTACACTAGCTTCGAACATTTCAAAGATAGCATTAACGCCTTCTGCTGTAGGTTTCTTTGGCATATAATCATCCAGATTATGCAACCCATTTGATGCAATTGCATTTCGCTCATCTTCTGTCAAGCCACGCTCTCTACGAGCCCAGTTTGATGTTGAGTAATCTGCATACTGACCTTTTTGCGTTTTTGCAAGTTTAAAGTCAGTACCTTGCTCAAAGTCTGTTGGAATTTCTGGAAAGTCCGGATCCATTAACGCTTGTTTGATAATATTAAAAATACTTGGATTAATAATAAATCTGCGAATTGGATTTTCAGGAACACTGTCTTCCTGTAGTGGACTGTCAACTACAAATCCTTGAAACAAGTAACTACGCTTTTTCCAATACTTACGTGCCATATCTTCCATGCTTGGATCTTTGAACCAAGGACGAATTTCAGCATGTACTGGGCAAGTTTCACCCCACATTTCCATACATGGAACCGTTACTGTTACGGGTTTGTGTTCATCTCCACCAGCAACGCCACTGAATGGAATACGGATCATTTGACGTTCACGCCAAAAGTAAGTATTCGTGTCATCACCATCTGGGAGGAATCTCATTGTTGCTGATTGACCTTCTGGAATATTCCAAAACGCAAAAATTGCGTTGTCACCACCATATGAGTTACTGCGGGTATTTCCGCCTTTTTCTTGTTCGAGCAGTTTTGCTCTGATTTCTGCTAAAGATGCCATAATTATTCTCCTATATTAGCCTTTATTAGTAACTAGGTATAATACCTAATTTTGTGTTGCCACTTACGTGACGTTTGCCTAAGTTTTGTATAATACACTTATACTTTGAGCATACGTATACTATACTATATTTAATGTGTAAAGTCAAGCACTTATAATAAAAAATCTTCTGGATTATATTTGTTGAATGATTCTTCAATTTGCTTGTACACATTTTCGGTTGCATCTTCTGATGCCTCCTTAGGATTCTTAATACTAACATTACCTTTAATGTAAGTCAATACTTTATTTGCTAAATTTTGCTGTTTTGGATCCATGTCGTGCATGTCCATTCCAAGTTGCATTAGCATATTACTAAGCTCGTCATCCTTTACGTGCTTAGAAAGATATCCTGAGAACGCTGCTTGCTGTTCTAGTGGTGTACCAAAACGCATGTTCTCAGGATTATCAGGATCTGCGGCATCTAATGTCCTACTTAGTGTAAGATCTGTGCCACTTGTGACTTTTGTAACCAGAGCCTTCAAGCGGTGTGCTCGGCCCTTTGTATCTGAAATTTCTCTCACTACTCGTGCAACATGCGGTAACGCTGAGGCGACATTCTCGTCAAAACTACGTACAGTAAATTGATCTTTCAAGCTATCAACACCTTCTTCTTCTAGAGAAACTGCTTTTTCTGTATAGCCTTCACTGTAACGCTTATAGCCCTTCGTGCCACTGAGTGATTTAAACTGTTTGCGGATTCCTTCAAGACGATTGCTGACGCCTTCAATTACATCCTGTGTGTCTTCACTGATTAGTGAACTTTTCTTTGCGTAATTACGAAATTTAGTAAGTTCTGCAAATTCTTCTGATAGTGCAACAATGTGTGTACCCATTTCGTCATGTGGAACACCACCTTCTTTAATGTGTCTTAGCATAGCACGGGCGGCACTTAAATTGGTGCCTGGGAATTTATAACGTTCGCCGTCTGCGTTCTCAATAAACAAACTGTGAATATTTCGACTACGGCTTCCACGTACTTCCTCATCTACATGCTTTTTATGTTTAATAATTAAACGTGCATTTTCAAGAGCTTGATAACTACTCTTGCTACTTCCATATGGTTTACTAAAACTTTCTTGTACTTTCATTTCACTATCCTTTTTCGCCTGAAAGGCAAAATCTCTTGGTTCAATATCCTTGCCAAAGGTACGTAATGTATACTCAATAATGTTTCTATTGGCTAAACTGCGTAAATTGTCAAATAATTTACGTAATCCATTTACATCAGCACTTTTTCCAAGTCCTATTTTTAATTCTGATTTCTCATCGGCGACATCCAAGTTGACCATCATTTTGTTTTCAGCATTATAAAAACGCTTTGCTTCCATTGGATCAACTGTGCTCTTGCCATCGCTAGTAAACAACTCAAGAGTCAATCCATGTCCCTTGAGGACTTTAAAAATTTGTTCACCAACTTTATCTATATTAATCGCCATACACTTATTTATGCTTTCAGTCTATATTAGCCCGATTGGCATTGGAGCAAGATATTCATCGTCTCCAAAACTATCACGCATGTCTTCAAATGTGTTTTCGTCATACTGACTAATTAGCATCGTCATACGCACTGCCAGCAGTGTACTCATTACTAAATCGTCAGTTTCGCCTTCTTTGGCGGCATAACTAGCACCACGTGCTACAAACACTTTGGTTTCTCCCAGTAGTCGTTTACTCTTTATTTTTAGTTTGTCTGTTTCTACCCACTGTTTAAACTTAGCACAAGCAGTGAGTTTACTTCTATTTGTGGTATTGAACCCTCTACGATACGAACGCCCATTACCTTTTCTAGGTTCACTTAAGAATGTACCAGGTATATTTTCTTCGCCCATCTCACTGATTACAACGAGTGCCGCCTCGCCCAGTGTGTTGTTTTCCACACTCCAGTATATTTCACTATTGGGACCTTCACTACGTAATGCTTCGCATATTTCTTTCATTATACGAATTTGTCCTTGTACAGGAGTCTTGTTGTGTTGCCATTCTGCTACCTGAGTCATACCCGGCAGTGTAAACACTTGTATAGCACTTGGATCTCCGCCAGTTCCCAAACTTGGATCCAACGATACCACATATGTATTTTTGTCTTTAACTGTGTCGTACCAGCGTACTTGTCCAGTTTTTTTGTATGGATCTTCGCCTTTGAGTTCAGTTAGTCGTATACTATCAATAAGTGTTTCATCAAACGCAATGAACTCATTCAAGTGTTCACGACGGAAACGTTCGTCACCAATTTTACCACGTTCAACACTGGCCCATGCCTCATCACGATCTGGATGTAATTTCCAATCAGCACTGTATCCACGGAAACCATTTATACCCACTTGTGTTTCGTTACCAAACTCATCAAACATTTTTTGACTTGCTCTCCAAATCTGTGCAAACTGATCATCGTCCTGGTTGGGTGTACTTGTAATAATACATTTACCACCTGTACTTAATGTAGGAGATAATGCTGTCCAGAATTCACGGGCAATGTTTGGTCTAACAAATGCAAACTCGTCCAAGTATGCTAACGATATACTTAAACCACGTCCAGTATTATCTGTTGTTGCTTGTGCTACAATACGACTACCATTATCAAATTCAATACTACCTTTGTTGTAACTAACTGCACCAGCACGTAAATGATCAGGCAGAGTTTCATATGCAAAACGTATACGTTGCATAATCTCTTGAGCACCACTGTACTTGTGCGCCGCAATAAGAATTGTTTGATCTGGATTAAACATTGCATACCACAGCAGGTATCCTGCCGCGGCCGTTGACTTACCCATCTGTCTACTGATAAGAGCTATACTATAACGATGTTCGTGATATGTGTCAACCAGTTCTTGCTGGTATGGGAATAAATCAAATTTAAGTCGCCCTTTAGTTGGATGCTGAATCCAACAATGTTCAGTCATAAAATATTTTGGGTCTTGAATACACTTAGCTAGCTCAGTTGCCTGAGCATGCGTAATCTGTTCTTTTCGATACGGTTTTTTAACTAAGTCTGTGTTTGTTGTACCTGTAGTGGCCATATTAACCTCATTATAATAGTATTTATTACTGAAAAAAAGAGCCCACAAGTTGTGGGCTCAGTGGTCCTAAGGTAGATAGGATATTAAATTCCTGATAGTTTTCTTAGATGCTCAATGTCATCTGTTAAACCATCTGCTGTTTTCTTGTCCATTTTTACTGGATATTTTTTACCATTGAATTCAAAGTGGCTGTCGCCTCTTTTTGCTGCTTCAGCGGCCGCACTATTAAATGCGTTATCTTCGTCAATGTCAGCTTCTTCAATGTCAGCTTCTTCCATGTCGCCTACCATATCATGGTGTCTTTCAAAATCAGAAACAAAATCTTCAAGTTGATCGCCGCTCAAGTAACGTACTAGCTCATCAATAAGAACTTTGTGTGCGCCATCTGCTTCACCGCCTGCAAATTCATCTTGCAATCTATAAAAACCAGAAGCACTATCGCCCACTGCTTCGGTTGTTGCTGCTAAGTTGTTTTCTTCTAAAATATCTGATAATTTACGGTACATTATACTACTCCTGCGTTTCGTTTAAGGATGCTAATGTCTTCATCCATGTCATCACCACTTTCTAAACTTGCTACGCCTTCTTCTTGCATACCTTGTTCAGTGAATGATACTTTCATACCAATCATTTCGCTGATGGCCTTTTCAAATCCTGTGTCAGTATAGATAGTCCACGGACCGTCATGCATTACCTTTACGTGTACATATCCGTCTTTATCAGCTTCCATTTCATAATCAGTTACTGTAACTGTTTTTGGGTTTGGTGTTTCTCTATCCCAGATACTATCTCCAGCAAGTTCCACAGTTTGTGGGAAATTTGGCTTGCTTGGGTCTTCAGTAATATCTTCGTTCATCCAACTAATAACGCTCATATCTTGCATAGCATCACGTAGTTGCTCTTCGATATCTGACTCATCGTAATATAAATCGTCTTCTGGTCCAGGCATGTTGCCAGTAATAGATAGTTTACCGTCTTTAAGTGTAACTTCTACTTCATGACTAACTTCACCACCATCGCGGTCTGTAAAGAACATTTCCATGTATCCTACTTTGCCTGCATCCTCGTTAGCTTCGGGTCCAGCTTCATATAGTCCATCAATGTCGCCCAAGTAGCCGTCACAAGCGTGTTCTTCATCATTAGGGCAATCACCACCGCAATATTTGCATTCTGCCGCTTCATTAACTTTATGTGCTTCAGCTCTTTCTTCAGCGGCACACTCATCACATGTATCAATTTCACCGTCAGTTTCGTCTTTCATATATTCACAATCAGCACAACCTTTAGTTGCTTCGTTAAGTTTAAATGCAGCATAGCTTTCCATCATATCTTCAACAGTATGATCTACAATGCCTTCTTCTACTCTTACTGGTTGTGCTTTTGCACCCATATGGCGGCGTAAACTTGTATCTACTGGTTCGCCTTTTGGTAAATCCATAATACGTGACTCTGGTTCGCCAGTTAGTTCGTCAGCTGGTGAATTTGACCATTCAGCAACTGGTTCTTCTTCGTGTACTTCGCCCATTTGTGACAAACGCTTTAAAATAGCATACATGTCTGGACTGTTAGTCATTACTGCGGCTGGTTGTTCATCACTACATCCACAGTCTGCTTCTTCTACTTCTGATTCAGCTGTTGCTGTTGGGGCCTGGCTGTTAACAAGACCCGCAAGTTTGATTAGATCGTCAATGTTATTAACTTCCATTACTTTTCCCCTTATATTCAGTGTTGTGTTCTTTACGAGTTTTTTCTAACTCTGCTACAAATTTGGTATTATATTGGTCACCATAATGTTCTTCTGCTTTTGGGTTTTCTGCTTCAGTGTATTCACCGTCAAGCAATAGTGCATCAGTTTCGCCATCAGTTGGCTCTTCCATGCTAGCAGCATCTTCTTGTTCAGCTGGTTCTAACTTATTACGAACACGTATATCACGCTCGCTAATACCAATTTTTTGTACTAGTTCATTTACTAGCATTGCTGGACTCATCGGCAATTTTGTCTTAAAGTCCATAATATATATTTCAGTTGCGCCAACGTTGTGGAAATCAAGTGGTGCACTCTGTAGTATTGTGCGCTTGGGAGATTCGATGTCGAACGCCTCGTACTTGCGCATATGCTTTTCCAGGCTATCAAGCTGGTCATCGGAAAGCTCACAGCATGTTTTTAAGCGAAACTCGTAAGTTTTTGCGCTTTCCATTAAATAATCGTTCAATGTCTTCATCTTATTACTCCTGTATGCTACTATTTAGCATAATTGTTTAATTTTGTTTCGTATTGAGTTCGCTCATAATACTGTTTAGTATTTCAGCTCTATCAATCATTACCTCACCAGCGCCTTCGATTGCAGTTGGGTCTGAGTCAGTACCTTTAGCTTTGGCCATCTGCCACTCTAATTTTTTTTCTTCCAAGTCTAATTTTTGCTTTTGCATTTGCATCTGAATAACTTTTAACTTTTTATCCATCTTTGCTTGTTTGGCAGTGATTGCATTTGACATCATTTTAGCCGCACTATCAAAAACTGGTGCCGCATGTCTGTCTTCAACATTTTGTCCCAAGTCCATGAGTGTCTGAAATGCATCCATTGCATCTACTGCATAACTATCCATGTCTTTATCTAATGCTTCTAAATTTTTAACTGGTGTTAGTGCTTGGTCTATCTTGTCTACATGAGCAAGTGCCGCACTTAATTCATCAATGTTATCTGCAATGGGCTCAATTAAATTAGCAGTATCTGCTTCAATTGGGTCATCCATTGGCGGTAAGTTGAATGTTTCTTCTAACTTTTTTGTCATCTTTTTTTCCTTTTGGATTTACTACCCTGTGGTGCTCTAAACAATTCGTTTTCTGTAATTATACGGAAACCTAATCCTTGTTGGTTAGCCCACTGTCTAGCAATTTTCCATTTTGCTTCATTAATAACTGCATGCATTTGATCGTGTTTACTTTTGGCATTTCCCATTACTTGTGAGCTGGGTTTTACTTCAATAATTTCTGCATGTTTTTTTCCATTCATGTCTTCATACACAATAAAGAAATCAGGCACATAAGTGGTTGCTTTTCCTGTTAGTGGATGTCTGTATGGAATTCTATGGCTTTCACTAGCCCATCCTAATATATTGGGATGTTTATCACACATACGCATGAATTGTAGTTCCCATCCACTGCGATATATTGGCACACGTTTACCAAGATACTTTTCTTTGTTAACGGGCTCATATTTGCCCTGTATATAGTTTCTAGCCATATGAGTATTTATGTTGCTTGAGTGGCGGGGATATCAACAACGTGTATTGTTTCAGGTTGCCAAGTTGTAGTCCATACTACAGGTGCGCTTTCACTGTAATTTAGTGTATCGCCGTTTGCTTGAGTAAGCATACAATTTTTAAGTCTTGTTTGTCTAAATTGTGCTGTTCCAGCCATTCCATTTTGTGTAATCATTATTTCTGGTACAAAATATCTGTCACCTGTGGGATCCAGACCTTTTGTAGTAGAATGTAATGGATTGATTGGACTATTTGTATTTTCACCAAAATCAGTAAACAAGCCAATACCATTACCACTGTTGTAGTAATTGGCTGTGTATCGTTTTAGAATGTCATGAAAACTATTATCAAATGTGTCATAAAATGTTACACCAAGTGTTCCATAATTAAGTTTAGTTTGTACAACACGTTTTTGATTGTATTGATTGACGATTTGTGTATCAAAGCTATAGCCTGGCAATGTTAAGTCCTGTATGCGAGTAAACTCAATAGGACTGCCAGAATCTGATAAAGTAATACTAAGAGTAAAATTAAATTTTTGTCTAGGTATACCAGTCAGAAGACCTTCGGTAGTTCCTGTACCGAAGGCCTCTGTTGCGTGATTACGAATCGACATGGCTAATTACGATCAACCGTTAGCGGTTGCTGTTATTGCAGTATCACCAACGTCACCGCCAACGAATAGATCCTGGTTATCAGAGCCTTTATGTTGTGCGTTGTCATAACGTAGTGTAACTGTAATTTGTTGAGCTTCACTTGTTGCATAGTTGCTTTCGCCATATGCTACGTTTTGAATGTAACAACCGTATAATTCCCATGTATCTAATACAGTGGCAGTTGTATTACCACCATCTAGTGTTTCAATATTACACTGGAATTTATAAGCTGCGCCACTCTTTGGACTTGCTTGGTTAACCATATCAACCTGCTGACTCATTTGATTGTCAATTTGATTGATTACGGTGTTTGCTACATCGTCACGTATAACGATTGAAACAGCTTCCCATGTATGCTTACCTGCTAGGTAGATACGTGAGTTGTATGTATCTAAAGTAACCTCGTCATGACTTAGTGTCGGGCGTGTTACACTGATTACATTACTAGTAATTACTTCAGCAGTATCAAAACCAAATGATACACGGAAGCGATATTGCATTTTGGGCATGATGGTACCAGGTGCGCTATTGCTCGTTGTTGGTACACTTAAATTTGTTAAAACAGCCATTGTCTTTTCTCCTCTTATGAAAAAGTTTTGTTGTTATCTATATTTATGTCTTTCAGCCAAAAAAAAGACCGCCAATGGCGGTCTTTTAAATCTTAAGGTATTATCTTACGATAATGTGCCAGTATTAACAATTCTAATTGGAATGTAAATAAATTCGGTTGACTTAGTAGGTGCAATCGCAATATCTACATACAATTCGTTACGGTCAATACGTGCTGGTGTGTTATTACTTGCATCACAAACTACTGCAAAGTCAGTAACACCACGCTTTGCTAAAATGTCGCTCATGAAGCCTTCAAACACACTTGCAATTCTTGCACGTGTTGGTGTATCATTTGGCTCAAACAAGAATGGACGACTGATTTCATCAAATCGCTCTCTCAAGTAAGCAACCAAACGTGCTACGTTTACACGATCTAATGCACTTGTTGTACTGTGTAGTGATTTCTGTCCCCAAAACACAACGCCCTCTGAAGGATATGTTGCAATTGGATTCATTTTGTTTGAATACATACTATCACGTTGTCCTTGAGTCAATGCAACTGCTTTAAATTCTTCTTCAGTTGTAATATACCCAACGGCACTTGCGTTTTGTACCACACCACGTGTTAAACCAGCTGGAGCAAACCACTGATAAGAAATATTATCATTGTATGCATACTGATATAATGCCATGTGTGATGGTGGAACAGTTACAGTTGTACCGGCTGGAGTTGTTGAACGTCCTGCTGGATAATAAACTGCACTATATGTATTTTTAGTAACAAGACCATCTTCACCATTTTCACTTGCACCAACACCCTGTACCCAAGCAGTTGCTTGTGTTGGTGTTTTTCTCATTGGTGTATCAATAATGATAAAGCCTGTTTCGCCACGGTCACTGTTTAGTGTAACTAACTCATCAGTCATTTCTGGATAACCAGGAGCTGCTAATAGTGTAAAGTTACGCATTGGGTCACGTAGGTCTTCGTTGCCTGCTACTGCGGCTTGCATCGCTGTTGTAACAACTTTACGTTGAGCTAAACGACCAAATGCTCCACTACCATCTGCGTGGTTAGTGGCGGCGTTACGCCATGCACCAGCTGTTGAGTTCCAACTACGTACAGTATTTTTACTCATGCCCATATTAACTGCCAACATACCAGTTGGGTATAGTTGATAATCTGGAGCACCAGTAATTGCTGTGATATCACCATTTGGTAACGCTGTGCGAGTTTCGTCAGTGAAGTCAGCAAATACTACACCGTCTTGTGTAGTTTGGTCTGTATTGTCATGTAATACATGCGCTGAACCATTCCACTGGTATAATGCTGGACGTGAACGTTCAACTGCACCAGTATCAACCCAAATATCACCTGTGTCTAAAGCTGCACCGGATTTCTTTTGTGTTGGTTCAGTAACTGAATATTGGATGTCAGTATCTTGCTTCCGTGACCAGCCACTTGATTTACGTGTTAAGATGTCTAAATCTGTACGTGTGTTGTTGAACCATAACGCACCATTAGCAGGTGTGCCTGTTGGCTCTGCGTCTTGTGCGTTTACTGTAGCAACAATTGGTGTTGAAGCATTACTTGCTGTATTGTTGATTGTAAATCCGCCAGTTGCGGCTGCAAACAATTCTAACTGAATATCACTGTTTGTAAGTGTAGCAATTGTTGCTACTGCTGTACCGTCTTGCTTGACAAACGAACTACCGCCTTGAGTAGAAGTTACACCTTCAACTGTTTCGGCACCAAATACACCAGCTGCACTTGCACTGTATACTGCTAAGTTAAGGCCATTGCCTGGTGCTGTTGTTTTGATCCATGTATCACCTGTTGTTGGTGATGTAGGTGCGCTGTAGTGTGCTGCATATGAAACTGTACCAGTTGATGAACTGTCTAGTTTTTCCCATGCTCCGCCTACACCTTTAAAATAGTGTACAGCAACTTCTACGCTTGGTTCAATTAATACTGCAACCAAGTAGTCGCCGTTAACAACAGTTGCACCTGGTGTATAAGCACCAGCAATTTCACCTGAAGTAGCGGCAGCATCAACTTCAACTGTGACTGATTGTAGTCCCCATGTTGTGCCGTTCCATTCGTGTACACCGTATTTACTTGCATTGGTGTCTAACCAATATGTTCCACCAGCAACTGCGCCTGTTGGTGCTGTTGCACTGTGGATTAAATCTGCTAGGTCAACGTTAGCACGAACAACATATGCTTGTGCGCCTTGTCCTAGAAAACTGTAAGCGGCTAATAAACCGTACTCACTTGTTTCACTGCCTTCTGCGGCGGTGAATGTCGCATCACCAAAGAACTGTGTCAGTTCTCGTTGTGATGTAACAGGTACAACTTGGCCAGCATTTGCTAACTTTGTGTACTTTGCAATTCCGTCTGCTTCTGTACCAGTAGGGTCTGATTTGTCTGAACGAGTTGCAATCGCAATTAATGGGATTGTGCCTGTTCCTGGAGATGCGTATGCACTCTCATCTACTACTGTTACGGAAACGCCTGGGGAAACTAAAGTAGCCATAATATATTCTCCTCTGAATCTTTCAGTGTTTTAGTAACTGTTTGTATTTAGCAGAAGCATACTTATATAGGGCGGTTAAGAGGATAACTACGTACTTAATGTGTCCAAAACACTTTTTTCAAGCTCTTGAAGTGTGCCATTATTTGTTAAAATAATATCAAATGCACTGTCAACATCTATCCATGCCCACTCACTTTCGTGTACATCTTGTGGTATAAATCCTGATGAGTACTGACGGCGAGTAAACCATTCAGGCATTTCGCCTCGACGAACTTGCCAAACTTGTCCACCAAGTTCTGTTATAACTTTCATTTCATTTGGGAATCTAACATCTGGTATAATATATTTTTTATCTGGATTGTTTAATATTTGTTGTTTGACTAAACTAACCCAAATGCCATCGTAGAAACCATTACGCATACAGTCAGTACCAAACAACTGAAGTATCAGTCTTGGGCTTACCTCTGCACCTGTTTCTTTAGTCCAAAATTCATCAGTACGTTCACGCCACAAACGACTACGATCTGTATCGCCTTCTAAAAGTTCTCTGTCCCATCCAAATACTGCACTGACACCATCTTTTAGTTTATCAGCAAAACTAATTTTTTCATATTGAAAATTTTGTACTAAAATATCAGCAACAGTACCTTTACCACTGCCGATTAATCCGCAAACACCTATTACATTATTCATTTATTTTTAATCCATATCACATTGCCAATAAGTTCCGTCATACCAGGCACGAAGACCACCCAAAGGATAATCTTTATGCTCAAAGAATATAAAAGGACGACCCTTGGCATCGATTCTCTGTTCTATGATACTAGCCTCTTCTAATGGTATTAGACGTTCTGCACCAGTATCTTCGTAGTACGCACTGTTAAAAATACGTATCATGCATGTGTACTCCAAAATTCATTCCACATTTCACTAACACCATCTTCAATATCTGATGTACTCATAAAAGGAACCATTGGCTTGCCAAGATCAACTGCTCTTGTCATTGCTTCATTTACATGTTCAGATTCTTTAATGATTGTAGATACTGTACCCCAAAAGGCTTCTTCAATATCCATTACGTAACCACTCATTCCCATCTTGATCTCCTTTTATTAAAAATATTATTGTTAATTATACTGTACTCACTTCAAGTAGTGTGGTCCAGTCCAAGCTACACTGTACTCTTCAAAAATATTACCACGTGCAGCATTTCTTGCAGGTGCATTCCAACCTGCGGCTTTGAGTATATCACCACGCTTAAACTTTGTATCGTTGTCTGTGTTAACGATAAAACCCCAAACTCCATTATCACGTATAATTTTAATATACTTCTTGCCTTGTTTGATAGTAAAACTATCTTCAAAGTTAGCAAGTGTTTTACCAAAGTAACTGTCTGGCTCTGGTGTGCCACGTCCGCTTGCTGTAACAAATCTAGTATAGTCTGTTTTACATTTTTGGATTAGTGTTTGGATTTCGTTTTGCATGTTAATAACTCCTGTTTTTTTAACTTACTCTTATAATATACAGTAAAACGTCTTACTTGTCAAGCCTTTTTTTAAATTATTTTGGGCCTTCAAGCATTTTTAATTTATGCATGATTCCACTGACATCATCTGGTAAAAGGTGAGGTATTACATCGTCTGAAAAGTCTTCATAAAAATCAGGATGTATCCCCGGCAACTGTACAAACATATCATCATCAAACACAGCCGCTTCGTACTGTGTTTTTCCTGGTAACAGGACTACACTCAGTTGATACTTACCGAACTGCATCTTAGCCTGAAAGTGACCTGTTCTAATTTCGTCAAATGTTAAATCATCAAATGTCATTATATTTTCATCTCCATTTGCACACCTTCACCACGCCATATTTTCCAGGCATCACTGGCTTTCTCAGGTGTAGTAAATCCAAGGTCGCCTAAACCGCACCAAATATACCCTTGGTCTATTTTGTAAACTTCATATGCTTG